GTCGTACTTCATTCAAGGAGTGTTCTTACAAGCGAATCTACAGAACCGAAATGGTCGAGTTTATCCGATGGACATTTTGGAGAAAGAAGTCGCCCGCTACAATCAAGCTTACGTTTCGCAGAGTCGAGCACTAGGCGAATTGGGTCATCCTGATGGTCCTACAATTAACATGGAACGTGCCAGCCATTTGATCAAAGAGTTATACAAAGAAGGAAACAACTTCATCGGCAAAGCTAAGATTCTTGATACGCCTTACGGCAAAATTGTCAAAGCTTTGATCGATGAAGGAGTCAAACTTGGTGTCTCAAGCCGTGGCATGGGAACGCTAAAAGAACGAAACGGAGTCCAGGAAGTACAACACGATTTCTATCTAGCGACCGCTGCTGATATTGTTGCAGACCCAAGCGCACCTTCTGCATTTGTTCAAGGTGTCATGGAAGGAAAGGAATGGGTCTGGAACAACGGCCTGCTTACCGAAATGAAGATTGATACTATCCGTAAAAGTTTGGACAAAAAGGGATCAGAGAAGGACATCCTCGAAGCTTGGGAAAAGTTCTTGAACGGCCTTGCACTGACCAAGTTCTAACTTGGCAGGCCCATGTATTCTTTGAACGAAGGGATCGGAAGTTTGATCCCTTTTTTCTTTTGGTATCGAGCCACTTTCTCACATACTTCGATGAAGTCGGCATCTACCATGTTGCGTTTCATGTGCTGAAGTTTTTTGTCGATCCATTGTACATTTCCCTCGACATATCCTTTAGACGAATCGATCCTATCTAACGAAGCCGTTCCTTCGTATTTGCCATTGATCTTTCCCCACATTGTCAGCGACTCACCGGAGAGGGCACACCGTCGATCTTGTTCTAGGAATAGGTTCCAGGCATATTCGATAGTGATTTCGAAATCCAAAGCAGTATGTGATTTATAACGTCTGGATCTTCTTTTTTCCGTGGATTCCATTTTAATACACAACCACTGGCGACCACTGATTTCACCGTACCCAGACCATGTTGGATTAGTGCTGCCTCTGAATCGAAGTTTCTTACAATTTGGACAATTACTTCCTCGGCGGCGATTACAAATTGCAGTTTGCCATTCGTGTGAGCATACAGAACATTTCCACCAAGCCCTGTAATGATTCATAGCACTGTAATCATCTAATTGCTTCTCATTTTTTTCAACATGCCATTCTTGAAGTAATTCTTGTGTAGTATGGGGTATCATAACACAACTATATAGACACATTTTCAACTCTATCCAAGACGCCAAAAATGAATGGTTACTAAATACATTTAGAGGAATCGCAGATGGCAAGAATTGAAGACAAGATCCTAGACATTCTCAAGAAAGATCTTAATGAGGAAGTCTCTTATGAAATTTTAGGAGGGCCAACTCCTAGTGCAACTTTGAAAGCACCTATCGATTACGCACGAAATGTACAGAAGGCAACCGTCCCACAGGCGAATCCAATTCCTGGTGTTGGTGAGATTGGAAGCGACCAAGCTGGAAACAATCCTCCGATCACCGATGTAGTTGACGGAATTGAAGAAGCTGAAGACGACGAAGACTACAACGATCATGACGACGACAACAAGAAGGGTCATGACGACAAGGACGACGATGGTGACAAGGACGACCTTGAAGAAACATTTGCTTCTTTGTTAGCACGTCTCGCTGAAGAAGATATGGCCGAAGACGAAGAAAGCTTGATGGCCGACAATGGCGGCAATCCTGAAGTAACTCTTCCGACCGTAGATTCGAAGCTCGAAGATCCTGATTCACTCGCCCAGGTTGGTGATGGAATCAAGGTTGCCGAAGACGAAACAAGTTTATTGTCAAAGGAAAGTGGAGAGCCTGAAGTAACTCTTCCGACTGTTGACTCCGAATTAGAAACCCCAGACCGTCTTGTAACTCCCGCCGCAGGCGCAAAGGCACCTAATGCTGCATTTGGCACCGCTGGCGTAAACGAAGATATCAAAGCAATCTTTGCTGGTACGAAGTTGTCCGAAGCTGCAAAGCAGAAAGCAACGGTCGTATTCCAGGCCGCAGTTACTCGTCGTGTAAACGAAGAAAAAGATCGTGTTCAGAAAGTAGCGTCCAGGAAGTTGAAAGAAGCATGGGCAATTCTGAAGTCCCGTTCTGACAAGAAGCAGGAAGTGTTTGAAGGCAACCTTACTGGACAGGTAGATCGTTATTTGAACTACGTTGTCGAGAATTGGATGGACGAAAACCGACTTGCAGTCGAGCGTGGAATTCGTGGTGAATTGGCCGAGAGTTTCATCAATGGCTTGAAGACCCTTTTCGTAGAACACTACATTGAGATCCCTGAATCCAAGGTTGACGTTGTAGAAACCCTTGGAAAGAAGGTAACAAAACTTGAAGCTAAGTTGAACGAAGCTATCGAGACCAACGTCAAAATGCGATCTAGCTTGAGCGCATACCGCAAGGAAGAAGTAGTCCGAGCAGTATCCAACGGTCTTGCAGAAACGCAGCGTGAGAAGTTGAAAGGTCTTGCTGAAGGCGTCGAATATACAACTCGCAAAGAATACGCAGAGAAAGTCGTAGCACTGAGAGAAGCTTACTTCCCAAAGAAGACCACTCCCGTAAAAACGGATGAGCAGCCTTTGATGGAAGCAGTATCAACGAAGAAGCCAAGCAGTGATATGGCTGTGTATACACAGACACTAAGTAAGATGAACAAAACTAACCTCTAAAAGAGCACAGATTCTAAATAGAAATAGTTAGTTTAACTAATGGAGACAGAGACGGTATGAACATTTCCGAGTCATTACGACAAAAGTGGGCAGTAGTAATCGACCACGAAGCTCTTCCAAAAATTGCGGATCAACATCGAAGAGATGTAACGATCCAGATTCTTGAGAATCAGCAGAAGGCGATTAGAGAAGAGAAGGAACAACTTCTCCGTGAAGCTGCACCGGGTAACAACATGGGTGGAGGCAACATTGGTGCCTGGGACCCGATTCTTATTTCGCTAGTACGTAGAGCGATGCCTAACCTCATCGCCTATGACGTATGCGGCGTCCAACCTATGACAGGTCCGACTGGACTTATCTTCGCAATGCGAAGCAAGTATGCCAGCCAGACAGGTCCAGAAGCATTCTTCCCGAATGAAGCTGATACTGGCTTCGCTGGTAAGCAGAATGGAATGGCTGGTTATGTACAGCATCAAGGTATGGACCCATTCATTTCGCCTTATACAACGGGTAATGGAATGGTCACAGCCCAGGCAGAAGCTTTGGGTGATGGCGTAGGATACGCATTCAATGAAATGGCGCTATCTATCGACAAGGTTACGGTAACCGCAGTAAGCCGTGCTTTGAAGGCAGAATACACCATGGAGTTGGCGCAGGATCTTAAAGCTATCCATGGCTTAGATGCAGAAACAGAGTTGGCTAACATCCTCTCGACTGAAATCCTTGCAGAAATCAATCGTGAAGTTATCCGTACTTTGTATTTCATCGCAAAGGCTGGCGCACAGAAGTCCACCGCAACCGCTGGTGTATTCAACTTAGATGTTGACTCCAATGGTCGTTGGTTGGAAGAAAAGTTTAAGGGCATGTTGTTCCAAATCGAAAGAGATGCGAACCAGATTGCTCGTGAAACTAGACGTGGTAAGGGCAACTTTATCATCTGCTCATCCGATGTAGCTTCGGCTCTCGCAATGACTGGTGTATTGAGTTATGCTCCTGCTATCGCAACTAACCTTAATGTTGACGACACAGGCAACACGTTTGCTGGTGTTCTCAAGAATAACACTAAGGTATTCATCGATCCATATTTCAATAATTCTGGTGATTTAAACAGCGAATTGATGATGGTCGGTTACAAGGGATCTTCTCCATATGACGCAGGATTTTTCTACTGCCCATATATTCCATTGCAAATGGTTCGTGCAGTTGGTGAGAATTCGTTCCAACCAAAAATCGGATTTAAGACACGTTACGGACTCGTAGCAAATCCTTATTACACCGATGCGGCTGGTAGCTTGTCTGCAAAGTCGAACCCATACTACCGTTTGGTCCAGATTCAGAACCTTACCTAGTTCAAAATTGATCTGTAAGTCCAGGCTCATTTAATAAGTGAGCCTGGATAAATAAGATCGAGGGAAAAAAAACATGACTTACAAACTACAAATTCGACAAGTAAACATTTACGACAATGGCGCAACGACTTCGCCAGCATGGGGCGTAGGATCAGCAAGTGGTGGTCAGGGTTTCCAACTTCAGCTAATCGCTGTTGAAGAATACCGACAGACTCTTCTTGGTGCAGGCGCATCCGTTGCAGCTTGCAAGACTCTTGCAGGTCAGATCTTCGCTACGACTGCTTACAACTCCGCTCATTGGGTTGGTGATGTTAGCAGCCTTTCGGGAAGCACTTACACCGAAGGCACCGACGTGCTTTGGGCCGACAACACCCTACTGTTCACTTCCTAGTTCTGAACAGTTCAATACGAGAACAAAAGCCGATGACTCTAACCCAGTCGTCGGCTTTTTCATTTTGTGGTATAATTGTGTAAATACAAGCGTGAAGTCCTTCCTTCAATTCGTCAACGAAAATTACGTCAACTTTAGCGATTACAACTTACAACAAAAGTTCAATCACTACAATTCTTTGTTGTTCGATGGGAAGATTCCTCCGTGTCCGATTACCTTCGCCCGCTTGCAGGATCACTCCGGTGTTACCTATTTTAAGCAGTGGCACGGTAAGGTCGTTCCTGGAACGGTCAGAATCGAGATTTCCACCCATTACAAAAACACAGAACGGCAGTTGGACTCAACTTTGATTCATGAAATGGTCCACGCCTATCTATGTGCCGTCCAAGGCGATCCAGAGGCTCACCACGGGGTTGCATTCCGGCGAATGGCCCAGAAGGTCGGTCGGAAAATCGGATTCACTATAGCCCTTGCAGACCGCTTAGAAGACTTCGAGGTCAATACCCCAAACAACGTAATCCCGTTCAGGAGAAAGTTTTAGCATGACGATAGCAAATTTCAAAGAATTCATTGGCAGTTTGGTGGTCGAAGAACTTCACCCGGAACTCCAAAAAATCGTTACCAGCAAGCCCATGGCATGGTCCTCCAAACAGGCGCAACTGGCCAAGAAGATCAAACAGATTACCAAACGTGGAGAGAAGACAGGTATCGAAGGAAAGATGCCGAAGGGTTCAGCTAGAGCCTATCTGAAGCACGAGGAGCCTCACCA